CTTCTTCACACCCAAGAAACTTTTTTTAATGATTTTTTATATATTTGTATTGGAAATGTTAGATAAATTTAGTAAAAGAGAGCGTGAAATATATGATGAACTGGTGGAAACACTACCTAATAAGAAGAATTCTGCTGATCAAAAGTTATTGGAGGCTTTTGCTGTGGAGATGGCTACGTATGAAGAGGCTTGTACAAATCTTGCTTTCAGAAAGGTAACCACAAGAGGTACCGGTGGCGAAATGCCTTCGCCTTGGGTTGCAATTAGAAATCAAGCCATAAAGAATGCTCAAGGCATAGTCAAGCTTTTAGGTATAAGTGATTTGGCTAAGTACGAAGCTCCGGTTGCTAAAGTAACTAAACTAGAACTACTTAAAAATGGCAAAAAGAAAATACAGAAAACTGGAACATAAGTCTGGGTACTTAGTTCAGTGTAAAATTAAAAACAAATGGGAATCTTTAGATAAGCACGGTGAAGTATCTGAAGATCCAATGTTTTGCAGAAACAAAAACAAAGCAGATAGCAGCATAAAGCATTTTGAACATCGCGACAACATACGCAAAGTCGATACTTCAAGGGAAGAAGAAGAGTTGCCAATGGATACAGAAGGCAGCCCAGAGGTATCTGAATGATTTAGAGCGCTCGGATATTTTCTTTGATGAGGATTTATACGATCATGCTGTAAATTTTATAGAAGAACTTCCGCACACGGTAGGTACTTACGCTGGCAACAATTTTAAGCTAGAGCCTTGGCAGCATTTTGTTGTCGCAAATCTTTTTGGGTTTGTTAAGCCTGACGGATTGCGTAGGTTCACTAGGGCATATGTGGAAGTACCTCGTAAAAATGGTAAGTCAACTTTTAGCAATGCGATAATGCTTTACGGCCTATTGGCCGATGGGGAAGAAACATCACAAGTATATAGCGCAGCCACTAAGTTAGATCAAGCCATGATGGTTTTTTCTGAAGGAGCTAGGGTTTGCAAAAAGACAGATTGGCTATCAGAGGCTGTACAAGTTTATAACTCAGTTAACAATAGACGTATTAATTATGGCGAGTCGGTGTACCGACCGCTAGAGTGGAATCCGGGTAAGCAAGACGGACTGAACACTCATATGGCTGTTATTGATGAGTATCATGCACATCCAAATGATGAGTTGTACAATGTAATACGTAACTCTATGGGGGCTAGGAGTCAGCCATTATTATTTGTAATTACAACTGCTGGATTCAATAGGGAATCAGCTTGCTATAGACATAGGCAATATTGCACTAAAGTTTTAGAGGGAGGAATTAATGATGATGCTTTATTTAGCGTGATATACACGCTTGACCAAGGCGATGATTGGAAAGACCCAACAAACTGGGAGAAAGCCAATCCAAATTGGAAGGTTTCTGTAAATCCAAGACAGCTAGAAGAGGGATTACAAGAGGCATTAGAGTTGTCGCACAAGGAAGTTGAGTTTAAGACAAAATTGCTGAATGTTTGGACAGACACAGCCAACGTTTGGATTCCTGACGATAAGTGGATGGAATGCGTAGACGAGGCAGAACCTACGGGTACGTGTTATGGAGGATTAGACCTTGCGACTACTGGTGACTTCTGCGCGCTAAGTTTATTTTGGCCAGAAAGCAAAATAATTAAGACTTGGTATTGGCTACCGGAGGACAATGTGAAACGTAGAAATGACCAGCAAGGTGACGCTATTAGGGATTGGGTAAGAGATGGATTTATAGTGGCAACAGATGGAAATGTAACAGATTATGATTTTATACGAGCCAAGATATTAGAATTGGCTGAAAAGTATGAATTAAAAGAAATTGCGTATGACCGTTGGAATGCCACACAAATAGTGAATGATTTAGTTAGCGACAATATAACGATGTATCCATTTGGTCAAGGTTTTGGAAGTATGTCTGCCCCAACAAAAGAATTAGAGAGAAGGGTAAATAAAATAGACATATTCCATGATGGCAATCCAGTTACTAGATGGATGATGGGCAATGTCATGCTAAAGCGTGACCCTAGTGATAATATAAAAATAGACAAGGCAAAATCAGGTGATAAGGTCGATGGCCCAGTAAGTATAGTTATGGCCTTGGGTACGTATCTTCAAGAAGCTCAATCGGAGCAGTCTGAAGATTTTTGGTTCTTAAGTATATGAAAGGAATGCCACTATATAACCACGACGATTTCATAAGGGCTTATTATAATGCCTTACCATTTCATGATAAGTACGAAGATGCTTATTGGTATTGTGAAGAAATGTATAAAAAAAGATACGGTTCGTATAAATATTCTAGCTACGGAGTCTTTAGGGCTACGCTTTCTAGATGGGTAAAATGTAACACCATATAAATTAACTTAAATTAATATTGCATCGATGGGTATTCTATCAAACCTTTTTAAAACAAACAAAAGATCAAGCTTAAGCGCTCCTAGTGATTGGCTAATTAAAAGCTTATCATCGCTTTTTGGTCAACAGACCACTAGCGGACAGAGCGTAAATGCTGAATCGGCTATGTCTATAGCTTCGGTTCATGCTTGTGTTCGAGTTATATCTGATGGAGTTGCCGGTTTAGACCTAAAATTATATTATGAGGATGAGGATAACCGCAAGCAAGTCTATAGTCATTATAGCAATGTTGTTTGTAACGAGCCTAATAGCTACCAAACAAAGTTTGATTTCTTTAAGTGGATGGTTAGTCAGCTTGTTTTACAAGGCAATGCTTATGCTTTTATCAATCGCGATAGTAGGTTTATACCTACCGAGATGCATCCTATACAGACGAATAACGTCACGCCTTACATGGTAGATGGCGAATTGTTTTATAAGGTACAACAAGAAGGATTCCCTAATTTGGTTTCTGCTGTAGATATGTTACATTTTAAAGGACTATCTATGGAGAATGTTTTAAAGGGCAAATCGCCAATTCAAGTTCATGCTGAAACACTCGGTATTGATTTAGCGGCAATAAAGAGCAGCGCTGCTGTCTACAAAAATGGAACATTGAAGTTTTTGTTGAAATCTGCTGGTAAAATTGACGAAGCTCAAGCTAATCCATTAAGACAGTCATTAGATGATGTTATTGATGGAAATAGAAGATCTACTGTACTTCCAAGCGGGGTTGAGATGGAAAAACTAAGCTTATCTCCTCAAGAAGCTCAATATTTAGAGTCAAGATCATTTAGTGCTGAAGAGATTGCCCGTATTTTTGGTGTTCCGGCATCAATGATTGGAGCAAAAGACGGAATTAAATCATCTGTAGAGCAAGATTATCAAGATTTCTATGCTCGTACACTTATGGCTTATTGTAAGAATATAGAGCAAGAATTGCACAGAAAACTACTACAAGAGATAGATAAGCCTTATTACTATTATAAATTTAACTTTAATAGCCTATTGAGGGCCAGCGCCAATGATCGCGCAGATTTTTATAACAAAGGAATCAGAGGCGGTTGGCTCTCTCCTAACGAAGCTAGAGCGTTTGAAGATGCTAATGGTTTTGATGGTGGAGAAAAGTATTACGCTGAAGGTAATTTAATACCTCAAGAACAATTCGGTGAGTTTATGGATGCGAAGATTGCGCATTTAATGAGTCAAGTAAATAAAATTAACAATCCACATGGAAATAATTAAAAGAGCGATAGGGCAAATTAACTACAGATCCGAAGGCGAAGGGATGCCTGAGGAGTTTGGTGGTATTGCTGCTGTTGTAAATTCCACTACGGACTTGCGTTTTTTCGAGGAGCGCATCGAACCGGGTGCATTTGAAAATGTATTAGAAGATGATGTACGAGTATTATTCAACCACGATGCAGATGCCATCTTGGGAAGAACAAAGTCAAACACAGCTCGTGTATGGGTTAACGGAGATGGCAACCTCGAATACACTTGGAAGCCAGACTACGAAAATCCATTACACAAGCAAGTAGCAAGAAGTATTATGCGTGGGGATATCACGCAGAGTAGCTTTGCTTTTACTATTGAAGATTATTCTTGGGAGAAAAGCGATAAGTATGGAGATAATTCTACTCACGTTATTCGTAAGGTAAAAGAATTAATGGATGTATCTCCGGTAACTTACCCAGCTTATCAAGATACTATCTCAGAGGCTAGAAGCATTTTAAGAACTAAGCCAGATAGTTACACAGATTATCCTGAGGCTGCATCTAATAACGCTCAAAGAGCTTTAGATTGGGTTGAAGAGAATGGCTGGGGAGATTGCGGAACAGATATTGGGAAAAAAAGAGCAGCACAATTAGCATCAAAATCTCCGATTTCGAGAGATGTAATTGCGCGCATGGCTGCATTTAAGCGCCATCAGCAAAACAAAGATGTACCTTACGATGAAGGTTGTGGAGGTCTAATGTGGGATTGCTGGGGAGGAGATGCTGGTATTGAATGGGCTGAACGTAAATTAAAAGAAATTGACGGAGTAAAAGAAGAGAAGAGTAATGATCACGAACTAATAAACATAGTTAAAACCAAATATAAATAAACCATGAAAATTAAAGCCTTACATGAGGAAAAAGGCCGTTTGATTGATGAATTGAACGCCCTACAAAACAGCATCAACACTGAAGAGCGTTCGATGACTGAAGACGAAAAAAAGCGTTTCAACGATATCGATGCTCGTTTAGAGTCTATCGGTTCTGAAGTTGAAACATTAGAGAAATTGCAAAAGCGTGCTGCTGACAAGGCTGCTGCTGCTCCAGTTTACGGATCTGCTTCTACAAGCGAGAAGAAAGAGCGTAGCGAAATGGCATCTAAGTACAGCTTCAAGCGTGCGGTTGAGCAAGCTGCTAGCGGAAGACGCGATGGCGTTGAGTACGAAATGCACAGAGAGGCTGCTGAAGAGTTTCAGCGTGCTGGTGTATCTGTAAGCGCTCACAGCTTATTGATTCCTTCTGACGCATTCAAGCGTGACATGACCGCAACTGGTGGAACTAACGGTTCTGAAGGTGGTGTAAACGTAGCTACTGAAGTTGGAAGCATCATTGACGTATTGTTACCAAACACTGTTTTAGATGGTCTTGGAGTAACTCGTTTTGATAACCTTACTGGAAATCTTGACCTTCCAAAGGCTAGCACTCAGCCAGCTGCTGGATGGAACACTGAGAACGGAACTGCTACTGAGAAAAGCCCAGCTTTCTCTAAAGTGACTTTTTCTCCAAAGCGTTTGGCTTCTTACATCCAAGTTTCTAATCAGTTACTTAATCAGTCTTCTAATAGCATCGATGCTTACGTTCGTAACTATCTTGCTCAATCTATGGCTCAAGAGTTGGAAAAAGCTGCGATCAAAGGTGGTGGAACTAACGAGCCGGTTGGTATCATTGGTAACGCTTCTACTAACGTAATTTACGCTGGTAACGCTGCTACTAACTCTGTTAACGCTAACGGTGCTGCTATCGTTTGGGCTGACGTTGTTAACGCAATGAAAGAAGTTGAGGCTGACAACGCAATGGGTCAAGCTTACTTGACTAACCCATTAGTTAAGGCTGCTATGCAGACTACTGCTCGTCAAGCTTCTGGTGTTGAAGGTAACTTCATCCTTCAGAGTGGTATGGGTGAGTTGAATGGTTACAACATGGCTGTTACAACTAACGTACCTAGCGACCTTTCTAAAGGTTCTGCTTCCGACTTATCTGCTCTTATCTTTGGAGATTTCAGCAAACTTGCTATCGCTTCTTGGGGTGGTATGGAGTTGACTGTTGATCCTTATAGCGGAGCAACTGCTGGTTTAACCAACATGATACTGAATGCTTACATCGACGTAAACTTGCTTCACCCTGAGGCGTTTGCAGTATGTAAGGATATCGATGCCTAAACCAAAATAACCCGTACGGGGGTCAAGCCGTATGCCTAGGGCCACTTAATTGCTGGCCCTAGGATCTAATTATGAAAGTGAAATTTATAAAGTTTCCAATTGCATTCAACTTGTCTTACAATGTTGGAGATGTAGCAGAAATAGACGATAAGCAAGCTAAATTGCTATTGGAAGAAGGCTATTGCGAAGAAATTAAAAAAGCACCAGCTAAAAAAACAACAGCTAAGAAGAAATGATTACCGGTAAGCGCATAGTATCACGAGCTAACTCTGATACTGATTACATATCTGTTGCCGATGCTAAAACACACTTAAGGGTGACTAGTAGTGCTGACGATGCATATATATCGACTCTTATATCGATGAGTTTAGATATGGCTAGTCATTATGTTCGCTATGAGGTAAGAGAAAGTATAGTGCGTTATGGTTTTGAAGAATTGGTTGGTCAACCAGCCACAATAAATCCTTTAAATGGAACGCCAATATTGATTGGTAATTACATTAGAGTGCCTTCTAGAGTTATTGATGTTGAAGAAGTTTATTATGTAAGTAGCGACAACGCTCTTACTGTTTTTACTGATTGGATTGATGAGCCTGAGCCTCTATCTAATTTTGGTATTGACATATACTTGAATAGCTTGCCTTCTGACTTGACTGATGCAGAAACAAAATATGTTGTAGAAGTAACAGAGGGTTTTGGCACTAACGATTTTGATGCATCTCTGAAAATGGCTTGTATGCTTATGATAGCTCAATACTACGATAACAGACAGAATATAATCGTAGGGGCTAATGTAAAGGAAATGCCAAAAAATAGCGAATTTTTGTTAGATAAGCATAAAATAAGTACATTCGCATAATGAATGCTGGCAGATTTGATACACTAGTTGAATTATGGCGCTATACAAGCGCTCAAAACGCGTATGGAGAGGCCATTAAGACTTGGACTAAAAATACTGATTTATACGCAAGAATCGACTACAATCAAGGCTCAGAGGATGTAAATGCCGATAAATGGGAGAATAAGCAGAATTTGACTATATATGTTAGGTATATGGCTATGACTGTTAAAGACAGAATTAGGCATGACGGAGAAGATTACAACATAATAGCCATTAGTGAGATTGATCGTAAGATGTACCTTAAATTACAATGTGTAAGCAGTGAATGATTTTAAGAAATTAGTTAAAGACTTGGAGAAAATTCAAAAGCTACCTAGTCGAGAAATAAAAGAAAAGGTATTGCTTATAGAAGGAGATAAATTATCTGACCAACTAAGATTTGCTGCTCCGGCCGAGTTTATTAGAAGAGATATATCGGCCATAGATAAGGGGGCTAAATACCCTTTATCCGTGTTAGTTGGTATAGATTATTCTCAAGGGACAATTGCTAACTTGGCTTACGCTTTTGAATACGGAACGGTAGATCGTTATACCAAGGCTGGATATTATAGAGGAATGCTCAAGCCAGCGCCATTCTTTAGGCCGGTAGTTGATGCTAATAGAAGGCAAATTGTAACGAATATAATAAAAGGAATAAGTAAAATTGTAGAAAACAAACTAAAATAATAAAAACAATATGGCTAGCACTGGATTAACAAACGGAACTCTTATATCTTTATATAAGGACGTTTCTGGAGATTTAGTAAAAATCGCTAACTTAACAAGTAACGATTTTGAATTAACAAAAGACACTATTGATGCGACAAACAAAGGCAATCAAAATTACAAAGAATTTTTAGTTGGATTGTCTTCTTGGACAATGTCTGCTGAAGGTATTTTTGAAGAGGATGGATCAGTTGGCACTGATTTGTCCCCAAAGGAGATTATTGATGATTTGATTGCTGGTGATGCTATTACTGTAGCTATGACTTCTGAGGTAACTGGAGATATAAAGTTGTCTGGTTCAGCAGTAGTAACTAACTTTGCTTGGAACGCACCAGTAAATGATGTGTCTACATTTTCTTGCACATTACAAGGGACTGGAGATCTTACTGTAGGAGTAATTTAATTTGCTTGTTTTCATATTCATTTGATTGAGTTAAGGGGGCTTCGGCCTCCTTTTCTTTTTTGTTGTATATTTGCCATATGAATATAAAATTAGATGGAAAAGAATACCCGCTATTCTTTAGTATGTTAACAATCGAGGCTGTTATGTCGGCAAACAAAATGATGGATTTTGATGCTTTGCAAGCAGAAGGTAATATTGCAGAATCTATGAAATTTGCTAGAGATTGTGCATTTTATGGTATTGCTAGTGGATTAAAGAAAGAGGGCAAGAAAAGCCCATTTCATTCAAGTGAGGAGATAGCCGAAAAGGTAGATGCGTTTGAAGATTTACAACCCGCCATTGATGCATTTACTAAAAGTGTTAACGGTTTTTTTCAACCGAAGGAAGCCAAGGCAAAGAAGTAGGTGAGGCTTCCGAGCCATTAACTTGGCTAAAAATAAAACAGATTGCCTACGGGGAACTCGGGATGACCCCTGAGTGTCTTGACGCGTACTTACCTGAGTATTTTAGAATAAAATTAGAGGGTATAAGAAACGCCCAAACTCAACAGTTTAGAAATGAATGGGAGCGAACTAGATGGCTTGCTACTATTGTTTTGTCTCCTCACGCAAAAAAAGGAAGACCAATTAAGCCTAAGGACTTAATAACATTTGAATGGGAGAAAGCTGATTTAAACATAGTTGAAGTTGTAACAAAATATAAGCACGTTTTCGATAAATTGCGACCATGAAGGCGATAAAGGCCGTTTACTCATTACTTTCACAAGACCAAAGCATAACAGCTAGTATATACCCTCAGAGGATACCTGAGGGTTCTTCTTTGCCAGCTATTGTCCTATCGCAGATTTCTAGAATATCGAACGATACTAAAAAAGAATATAGCAAGAGCGATGAATCTAGAATGCAAATAACTATTGTTTCAGAAACAGCTACCGCTGCATACGAATTGGCTGATTTGGTTAGATCCGCAATGAGGGCTACAGTCCCTAATTCTTACAATTCAGTGTTGATTCAAAACATTGAATTTGAAAACGAAATAACCGACCAAGATGATGATGGGGATGAGCAAGGTTTATTTATGGTTATTCAAGACTACTTAATAATGTACGCAAATGTTTAAAGAATTAAAAGTAATACTATCCGCTTCTATACAGAAATTAAAGCAAGGCATGAAAAATGCCATTGGCGTTGTAAGTGGTGGAGAAAGAAAAATAAAGCAGTCTTCTAATAAAATAAACCAAAGCCTAAATAACGCTTTTGGGGGAGATACTAGAACAAAAATTGATGATTTAAACGATAAAATAAATACAACCAAAAAAGAGTTAATTCAAGCTGAAGCTGAAGTAAGAAGATATAAAAAAGACCTTGAAGGTTTAGAGGAAGGAGATAAAAATTTTGAAAAACTTAATGACTCATTAACTAAAAACCAAAACAAAGTTAAAGTTGCCACTGCGGCTTTAAAATCATATAATACAGAATTAAGAGAAAATAAAACAAGCCTAGCCAACTCTAGGTTAGCAGCTGAGGACAATCAGTCAGCACTAGAATCTATGTCGAGGACGTTAACTGCTGTTAGTTCGGCAGTCTTGTTAATGGATGATAGTAGCGAGAGTCTTAGGAATACAATGAAGACTCTTAACTTTGCCTTTGCTGCTGCTAATGCTGTTGTTTCGATTAACAACCTTAGACTTAGGGAAAACCAATTATTCTTAAAGGCGAGTGCTGCGGCTAGTGCGCTTTTAACAAAGGCAACTAGAACTACCGCTGGTAGCTTTAGTTTATTTAAAACTGCTTTGTCCGGCTTAGGAATAACTGCGGCTATTGCTGGTATAACCTATCTGACGCAAAAGTACTTAGAATATAGAAAATCAATAAATTCGGTAGCGGAAAGGCAAAAGAATATAAATAAGATACAGAATGAAGCTTATGCAAGTTCTTTAGAACAAATAAATGTAATAGAATCACTTAAGAATATTATTGATGATGAAAATTCAAGCTTAAGTCAAAAACAATCTGCATACGAAAGACTTCAAGAATTAGTACCATCTTTAAATGGATCTACATTAGCCTCTGTAACTGCAAATGACAAATTAACAACTTCTATACAGAATCAAGTAAAAGCACTGAAGGCTAAAGCGATGGTTGAGGCTTTTGGTAAAGTTATTGCAGATAAACAAGCAGCAATAATTGAGCTTCAATCAAAAAGCCTAGATGAGCAAAGAGGTTATGTTGATAAATTTGTAGATGGCTATAAGGAATATTTTAAATTGTTCTCCGGTACTGGAGCTGCTGATGTTTCCTTAGGATTAGTAACGGAGAAGCAACAAAAAATAAAAGATTTACAAGAAGAAATAAATTCATTACAAGTTGAATTTAATAAAGCTCTTGAAAAGTCCATTAATTTAGACAAGGTAACATCTGACCCCACCGCTGGAGGAGACGGCAAAAGCAAGGCAGCAAAGAAATCTTTTGAACAGATAACCAATCTACAAACAAAAGCGTTAATATCAGAAGAAAGGTTAAGGGCAGAACAAGAGAAGAAATTCTTAAAAACAGAAGAAGAAAAGGTTAGGGCCACTATTGCTTCCGAAGAGAGGATTTTACAAATAAGGAAATCTGGACTACTTCAAGGCGCTCAAGCTCAAAATCTAAGTGCTAACCAAATAGCAGCAGCTTTAAGATCTTTAGAGCTTGAAGAAATAAAGTTACAGAATAACAAGAGTGCTAGAATACAAGATGCTGTAAATAAAGATACGGGCGTAGTTTTAGCGGGTGAGAAATTAAAGTACGACCAAACGAAAGAGGCTTTAGAGGGTTCTTTGGCTTTAGAGGATAGAATAACGCAACAATCATTAGCAAATTTAGCTCAGGCTTATAACGATAATTTAATTAATCAAGAAACATACGAGTTAGCAAAACTTGAATTGACCAAAGAAGGCCTAATTGCTAGGCTGAAAGCCCTAGAAGCATTTGGTGCTAACACAGCTGAAATAGAGCAAAAGATTGCCGACATATCTCTTAAAATTGAAAAAAAGAAAAATGCAGAATCAAAAGACGAAGCAAAAAAATCAGCAATAGATATTGGTAATATTATATCAAGAGAGTTAGGAAAAGCGGGGAGAGATGTTGCAGATGCTCTTAGCAATGCTTTTCAAAGTGCATTCCAAGGAGCTTCTGAAACTGCTCAATTAGAAATAGACATACTTAAGGAACAACAAAGAGAGCTTCAAGATGTACTTACAGATTCAAGAAACAGCCAATTACAGCAATTAGAAGCAAGAAAAAAACTTGTTCAAATTGAAGCAGAAATATTAGAAAAAAGCCAAAGCAGAATGGCTGCGCTTCAAGGCACTATGCTGACTGCTGTTGCAGATTTTCTAGAATCCTTGGGTAAAGGTCTGATCGCTGCTGCTCTTGCGGTAGAAGCGTTTCAAAAACTATTAGCCAAAAAGCCTTTGCTAGCATTAGGGGCTGGTGTTGCGGCATTAGCCGCTGCTGCCCTTGTAAGGTCTAGGATTTCAAAGGGTGTTGCTTTTGCTGATGGTGGTATTGTTAGCGGCCCTACACTTGGTCTTGTTGGTGAATATCCCGGAGCGTCTACAAACCCTGAGGTTATCGCGCCATTGGATAAATTAAAAAATATGATTAGTGGAGGTATGAACGAAGGTGGTTATATTGCAGAAACATTTATTAGAGGAAGAGATTTGGCTCTTGTGTTGTCAAGGCACGAAAAAGATAGAATTAGAGGCTAATGCGCAGATATTTAGGGAAAACAAATACAATAAACGGAAATTCTTACGAGGTTGAGATATGGTCTGAACCGGGTGTTTCTATTAGGCAATACGTAAGTAGGGTTGAAGCTGATGGTGGCATAATAGAGGGCCTAGAGTGTTTAAATATCGCACTAGGAAGTAAAGAATTGCCGATGGCTAGTCCGGGATTTGTGCTAGATTATGATGGAGAGGGAGATAAACTATGGGAAAATCCAATTAGAAATAGCAGAGTTAATGCTAGTTTTGTGGTTTCAGATGCAGAAGATCATGCATTTTTTAGATCTCTTGCTGTTCCTAATGAAGGGAAGTCTGCTATAGTAATTTATAAAAATGACAACTTGTTCTATGTGGGTAGGATTATTGCGGATGGAATGCAATATGCGAGAAGGCCAGATAAAAATTCAATATATTCGGTATCCGCAGTAGACGGGCTTAATTTGTTAAATAAATATAGAGTAGATTATGATTGGTTTGATGTAAATACCGAAAGGTTAGATATTTTTAAATTAATCAGAAAAAGCCTCGAATTGACCGCAGTGCCATATTATTACGAAGTGCTGGGCTATGAAAGCAACTATATGGTAGATGCTTCCTTGGACTTCCCTACCGGGCAATTTGATAGATTAAATAGGCTAGAAATAAACCTAAGTAGCGTTATAACAGACTTAGAAGAATTCACTACTCAATTATCGTTAGAAGGAAGTAAATCTATTTATATAGATTGTAAAACAGCTATAGAAAGGTTGTTGAGGTTGTTTCATTCTAGGTTAATATATACAAATTCTAGATTTTATGTTTATGATCCTATTGATTATGCAGAAAAGGCTCAAACCATATCTGTAGAATACGGAACAGATGGTACTCAAACTGGCAAAATATCTACACTGCCGCAATACTTAATTGGAGATGGTGATAGGCCATGTTTTGAGGCATTCCCTATTATTAGTCACCAGCCAGCCGTAAGAGAAATAAAGCAAACATACAAAAGACAATCTGTAAATAGGGTAATTAGGCAATTTACTAGCAACCAAGCAATAACAATAACTAGCCCTAGTATAGGGTATGTCGCTGGCGAGGATAGGATTTTAAGGGTGTTTTCTATATTAGAATGGTATCAGCCATCCAAGTTAGCTACTTATAAGCAGCAATTTGAATATGTTAATTTTAGAATTTATATAGCTTATTCTGGTGGATATGCTCACTATAATTACCAAGATCAAACATGGGATTATGGAAAATCTAATGTTCCTAATTACGATAGAATAAGAACTAGGATAGATAGTGCTACAAAAGATAAAAATAGTGGTAATTTTATTCTTAAAATAAACTTTACAAGAGATTTTATACCTCCGGCAAGCGGAGATGAGGTAACTGTAGATATAGCAGTGGGTACTCTTTCTTGGAGATGGGGGCCTCCAAACATAGTAAACAATCTGATATTCTTTAAGGGGTCTTTGGCTACATTTGAAGTAGATACAGCTGAAAAAGCAGTTAGCGTAACCAATAATAAATACAATCTAGCCAATGACGTTACCATGTCTGACATCTATGAGGAAGATGTTATTTATGGCTATGAATTCGGAGGAAACACCGTAAAGGGAGTTGGTACTATATGGAATGCCGCATCAAGCTCTGCTTCTAATATAACCGCTGGGGTTTGGGCTGCTAGACAATTAGCCGCTTATGTCGATGCTCCAAAATTAGTAAGCGCATCACTAGTGGATGACGGAGATTATTACCCAATCTTAACACCTCAGTTTGATTCCGAAAGCTATACTTTTAATGGTGGTACTTTTAATGCGCAAAACGAAACTTGGGAATTTGAAATATTAAAAATAACACAAGACGTAGCCAGTATAACTTCTGACGAATTAGATTTTGTTGATACTGCCGATGGAGGAGGGCAACAAAGCGAAGGAGTAGTAAGGCTAATACAAGAAACTAGTTTGCTCCGCGACTCAGTAAGTAACTTTGACGAATCATTACCGACTGATATCATGAGGCTATCCCCGGATACGCCAACTACGCAGCCAACCATAGACACGTACTTCAATCCAGTTGTCGTTTATGATGCGACGGAAGATACGCTTGAGTGGAACGTACAAGAGATGGGCAAGGTTCAGTCATTGACTGGAGGTACGCACAATTTGGATGTAAGCGCTGAATTAATAGTGTGTGATGCATCATCTGAAAATATAATCATAACTCTACCATCACCTAGTTCGGTTAAAGGGCGTAAGTATATATTTAAGAAAATATCCTCATCACACAACGTACAACTAAGCGGAACTATCGATAGCGCTCCTAGTTATTCATTTAATTCACTATGGGAGTCGGTAACTATAATGAGCGATGGTAGCGAGTACTATGCGGTAGGCAGATACCACTAGTAAAATGTAACGACTTTTTTTTAGGGGTGTGATATATTCGTACCCATGAGCAACCAAACACCTTCAATCGATATCGTTGCTGGTGCTGACGGATTTAAATACCACAGCGCATCCACGGTAACTAGCGTTAGCTACGATGCATTAGTAGTTCAAGAAGATACAGTATTTACAAGCTTTACAGTAACACCAGACTATCAATCTGCATCTAACGTATTGTCTGATCGCGGAATGACCAGTGTAACCTTTCAGCAAGGAACTTACTTACCAGCTGGAAAAGGTAAAAAGATTACTGGATTTGTAATTTCTTCTGGAGCTGTAATCGGTTATTAATGATCAGTAACGCTGGGATATCTTCTAGGCTAAATACCTTTAAGGGTGATGCCTATCAACTACTGCGCAGCTTCGAAGATAGAGTCGAGGCTGATGGCGGTACCATAGACTCTATGGCTTGTACATTGAATAGCTTTAGACTACCCGGCTATGATTTTTGGTATAATTACGAAGAGAGAGTAACCACCGATGGAGGGGTTGCTGAATCTCAAAATTGTTTTAAAACTGCAATTAGATCACTGAAATGAGTTTGTTAGATTTAGCGTCTTTAGTTTTAGCACCTACCGCTACAAAAGAAGGCAAGGTGTATTCGGCTATTCCTGACACGGGAGAGGGCGATATGACGTTTACAAGAGGAAGTGCGGCAACAAGGGTAAACTCGGCTGGGTTGATTGAAAAGGAGAGGGGGAATCTCTATTTAAGAAGTGAGGAGTTTGATAATGCTACTTGGACAAAAAACGGGACAACAGTTACTGCTGATTCTACTTCATCTCCTGTTGGAACAAATACGGCAGATACATTAACGGAAACCACTGCAAGTGCATTCCATATATGCTATCAAAACATTTCTATTTCAAGCGGTATCGTATACACTTTTTCAGTATATGGAAAGTACAATGGCCGTGTAATGCAACTGAATTTATCCTCATCATATTGGGGGGCTCAAGTTTATGCAAATTTTGATTTGCAGAACGGAGTAATTGGTAATATTGGCACAAGCGTAATAGATGCTCAAATCGTATCGGTGGGCAATGGTTGGTATCGTTGTTCAATTACGGGTGTATCAACTGCTACGGGTACGGGTGGTTTAGCAGTTTCATTAGCCCAGTCTACCACTTCTCCAAGAAATGAAAACTACACTGGAGATGGTACAAGTGGAGTATATGTTTGGGGGGCACAAGCGGAACAAGGCTTAGTCGCTCAACCTTATATAGAAACAACAACAACGGCAGTATATGAAGGTATAACCGATGACGTTCCTCGTGTTGATTATTCGGGAGGCGGATGCCCAAGTCTTTTGCTTGAGCCACAGAGGAGTAACGTAGCAGTAAATAGTGAAATCTTTGACGCATCAACTGGTTCGTCGATTGTACTTAACAACACCGCTTCACCCGATGGATATATTAATGCCGACAAGTTGGTTGAAGATACAAGCACTGGCGTTCACATAAGTTTAATTGGTGGTAGTTTAGGTGGCTCTGTTGATTCAAGTACCTACGCAGTTAGCACTTTTGCTAAAGCATCTGGGCGTACTCGTATTCAAATTTTTGATAATAACCAAGCAACAAGTGGGTCGACAAACTTTGATATTGAAAACGGAGTTGTAATTAGCGGAACGGGTAAAATTGAAGATTACGGGAACGGATGGTATCGCTGTATTATTTTTCCAGCGAAAACAAATAGCACAACATCTAATTGTCAAATCCGTTTAATTGATAGCGGAACAAACGTAAGTTACACGGGCGATGGCACAAGCGGAGTATTTTTGTGGGGAAAACAAGTCGAGGCTGGAAGTTATAGCACATCGTACCTCCCCACATACGGAACAAGCACGACCAGAGTAGCGGATAGTTGTTCTAAAACGGGAATAAGTGAGTTGATTGGTCAAACGGAGGGTACGATGTTTTACGAGTACAATTCCAATATTAGTATAGATGATTCATTCTTTCTTGTTGCAGATGATGGTAGTGCAAATAACAGAATTGTATTGTATTCAAACGATACTAATAAATTAGCATTGGTTATTAATACGGGCGGTTCATTACAAGTAGTTATACCCAACATTTCATTAGCGGTAGGCACAAATAAATTTGCCGTTGGTTATGCAAATAATGATGTTGTATTATATTTAAATGGAACACAAGTGGGGTCAGATAATACTGCAACAATACCATCAACATCTGCGTTAAGAATGGCAACAGACCACAATGGAAGTGATTTTGCAAGTGGGAAAGGAACAAACCAAGTTATCCTATTTCCTACCCGTTTAACAAACGACGAATTAGCCGAACTAACAAAATTATAAAAAAATGAGTTTATTAAATAAAGCATCATTAATACAAATACCAAGCGGATATAAAGATGGCACGTTATATAGTGCCAAGCCAACTAACGGAGATGGAGATTTTACCTTTAGTCGTGGTTCTAACTTAGCGGCTACAAGAATTGATAGTGAGGGGTTGATAGAGAAGGGGAGAGAGAATATGTTATTGCAGAGTAATAGTTTTGATACTACATGGGTAAATGCAAGTAGTTCTGAAACAAGCGGACAGACGGGGTACGATGGAAGTTCGGATGCTTGGTTATTAAGCAAATCGGGTAGTAATGGCAGAATATACCAAAACGTTGCAGTTAGCAATGTGAATACTTTTAGTGTTTATGCAAAAGCGAATACTTTAAATTGGGTGTCATTATGGACAAATATAGGAACATCATATTTTGATTTAGAGAATGGAGTAGTTGGTGATATTACTGCATCTACTTCTATAACCTCAAACATTGAGAGTGTTGGAAATGGATGGTATAGATGTAGTTTTGTTTTTAACACTACAATAAGCCAAGTGCGAATATATCCAGCCGATGGTAATCTTGACACAAGTGGCACAAGCGGTTCAATTTACATCCAAGATGCTCAGTTAGAAGTTGGCTTAGTAGCAACCGACTACATAGAAACAACCACCACAACCGAACAAGCGGGTATTCTTGAAGATATGCCACGCCTTGACTATTCGGGTGGGGCGAGTTGTCCGAGTTTACTTTTAGAGCCGCAGAGGACAAATTTAATAACGAATAGTGAGTATTTTGATGCGTGGACTAAGTTCAATGCAAGTATAACGACTAACAATGCCACAAGCCCAGACGGCACAACAAATGCGAATAAATTAATTCCAAATACTGTTGCGACATCACACCAAGTTAACCAATCAGTAACAGGAGCAGCACATACCCTTAGCGTTTTTGCAAAAGCATCAGAGTATCAAACTTTGGCTTTGTTCTATACTGTACACGATGGAAGGGCGGTATTTAATTTAAATGCTGGTACGATTACGGAAGAAACTGGAACAGTGACGGCTAAAATTGAAGATTACGGTTCTGGTTGGTATAGGTGCAGTTTATCAACAACGCTAACAACTCACGACGCAGTTAGAATTTACGCAATTAATGGAACTACTTGGGCAGATGTAAACACAGCAGGAGATGGAACATCGGGAGTTTATATTTACGGGGCAATGCTCGAGGCGGGAAGTTATAGCACAAGCCTCATACCTACCTATGGGGCAAGTGTAACGAGGTCGTTTGATGATTGTACAATAGCAAATGTATCAAGTTTATTAGGAAGTGGAACTGGTACGGCTTATGTAGATTTGGTTGTTGATGGTGCTGATACTCAGGGAAATATATTTCTTACGCTTGGTGTTAATACACAAAATTTAGTTTATTTATGGATTCAGACAAGTCGTACTATAACTTATGAAGCGTATGAATCAGGTGGTTTGACAGCCAATATTTCTACAAGTTCGGGTTTTTATACTTATGGAGATAGAATTAAAGTCGCAGCAGTTTGGGCTGATAATGATTTTGCTATGTATATTAATGGCACACTTATTGGAACAGACACAAGCGGAACTGCCCCAACACCTACAAAATTATGGTTAGGTCAATATACTGGTGGCAATTATAAAGGGGCAACCATTAACCAAGCAATCCTATTCCCTACCCGACTAACCAACGACGAATTAGCAGACCTAACAACTTTATAAAAATGTTCAGAAAATACGAATTTACAACAGAAACAGAAGCCAACACCTACATCGAGAATTTAGGAGTTGACGAAGATGGCAACCCTAACCATCCTCATAGCATCGTGCGATTGGGTAATATAGTCCTTGAAGAAGGCACATACGATTCAGAGGGCGAAGTAATAACCGAACCCGTTCTTTCAACCAACTACCACGTTGATGTATTGTGGGAAGGTGATGCGGTATCTTCTTGGGATAGCAAGATGGTGTGGTGTAAGCCCGTCGGAATACACGTTTTTGGCTCATCAAGTGCAATCGCTGAGTGGACTGAAAAGTGTAAAGAACTACATCCCGAGTATTTCCCCGAACCTGATGAAGAAATTTAAACATTATCTATTATGGCTATTAGCACTACTCAACGAAGCGTCCAAAGGCTAAGAATCGTCGGCAAGAACTTAAGGGATATTTTGCTCTATTCTGATTCCTATCTATTCGAGTTATTCGTTGGTGCATTACACTTCTTTATTTTGCCATTGGCTATCCTTGAAATCGGGTGGTTATTAGATGTGCAAATTTTAGGGGTGTTGATCGGAGGCTTTCAATTGTATAGTGTCGGAATCAAAGATATGAAGTGCAGATACTACGCTTGTTTATTTGCCTTTATTTTGGCGATGATTACCGTTGTACATTACGCCCTTGTTGGAATGTTGGCGGGTTCACAATTAGGTTGGGCGTTGGTAACCTTGATGGCATTTATTAACTTATATCGAACATTTAACGAGAAGTTACATCGTGGAATGGTTAAGTAATTATAGTATGGACAACATCGCAAGTATATTAATCGCAATCGTCGGAGTTCTTGGAGGGGCTGGGGCTTGGCAGTATTATGCAAAGAAATTAGAGTTGAAGCACCAAGACAACAAAGACCAAAATAAAGACCAAAATTTATTCCGTGACCAAATCTTAAGTGAGGTAGACCGATTGAAAGAAGAACTGCAATCGGCACAAGCAACGGTGATATCATTGACGGGTGAGGTTAGCACACTAAGGGAAAGAGTTAAGAATTTAGAAAAGGAAAACGAAAGGCTAAAAAATGTTTGATCGAATATTTAAAAATTGGCGCACCACCGCGTTAGGTACTACCGTAATTATTGCATCGCTTTTATTGGTGTACTTTGAAAAGGCATCATTAACCGAGGCGGGGGCATTTATCGTTGCGGGGTTAGGTTTTATATTTGCAAAAGATGAATCTAAAACAAGTAAAGTTTAACGATTATTACCGCCAGGTATTTGCTAAAACCCAAGTGTATTTACACCACACGGCGGGAACGGGCCAAGGCCAAGACGTATATAGATGGTGGGGAAGTGATAAACCGCGTGTTGCTACTTGCGTGATAATAGATCGCGACGGGACCATTAAACAAGGGTTTAGTTCTAAGTATTGGGCATATCATTTAGGACTAGCCAACCGCCATTTTAAGGCCGAAGGGTTAACGTATAGGAACCTAGACAAGGTAAGTATAGGCATCGAGTTAATAGCATGGGGGCAATTGACCAAGAAAAAAAACA